TTTTCCCGGCGAAAATCTGGCTTTATGTGGACGAGGACATCCTCGACGCCGAGCGTCTGGAGGCGGCTGATCTCATCGCAGACCTGATGAAGCGCATCGTCTCTGCGGGCGTCGGCACACGAATTTTCCTGCGTACCTACCACCGGGGTAAAGGCACCAGCTACCTTGCAGCAGCGGCGCTTGAAAGCGAAACGCTGACGGCCAAGGTTCGGACTGCCACGAACTACAAGGGGACCGCGAGGTCCTTCATGGCAACCACCGTGTGGGAGGACACGATCATTACCGGAAAGAATAGGAGGTAAACACTATGCCCAATGATTTTGAGCTGGACCCCGTCCTGGAGGCGCAGACCGACAACGACGGAGCCGTGCCCCTGCTTAGTGGGTACGAGGTGCTTGGACGAATCCTTGCACAGCGTGGACCTGTGAAGTACACAAAGGCCCTTTTGGACAGTGGCGACATCCCCGAAGGGACCGTCATCGACAGCCTTACCGGCCCTATTGAGGAAGCTGGAGAAGGCATGATTGCCAAGGTTGAGAACACCGGTACCGGCGAGGCGACCGTGACGGTCCAGGCTACCAGCATCGGCGTCCCCGTTGGCTTCGCCTGTAAAGGAGTAGTTCTCTATGTCGAGGACCCCGACACCGGAGACGATGTCGCATACACCTATCTTGATCTTCACCAGCACCCCGCATGGATTCGAGCTGAGGGTGGGGCCACCGGCTCCCTTACAACCTTTGAAATCCAGAGCATCATCTCCGGCGCCACCAGTGTTCAGGCGATCATCAATCCGAACGCTCTGGCCCGTATTGTTGACCTTGAGAAGTATGCCCTTATTGGACACAGCCATGAGATCGGCGACATTGTAGGCCTACGCACGGAGCTGGATGATCAGCAGGCCAGCATCGACCTTTTGAATGACCTGGTCTCCGGCGATATGCCCGGCGGCATCAACAAGACCGCCGACTTCTATACCCTGGCCGGAATCACCATCCGGGACGGCACCTGGAACCAGACCGCCCGAACGATTTCGGCATGAGCTACGGGGTCCTGTGCAGCCAGGAAGAAGCAAGCTGCTTGATACCGAACCTCATCACAGAGCTAAAGCTCCCGTGTCCCTGCGAAGGGCGCGAGGGGATTTTTCTCTGTGGTTTGGGATATAGAGGCCAGACGGTCACAATCCGGGTGCTCCCCGGCCTCATCGAGGTCGATGGAGTTCCGCCGGAGGAGATCGAGGCCATCCGCGAAAGGAGGTGCCTATGGCAAATAGGCAGGGTGAGCTCACCATCATCACAAAAGCAAAGGACCTGGTAAACCATACCCTCAAGCTGACGAACAATGCCAACCTGTTCCCGAAGAAGGTGCGCTTCACGCTCTGCCAGCGTATGCAGAACATCACCCTTCAAATCCTGCATGACATCATCGCCGCGAACGAAATTTACCCAGAGAGCGCGGCGGAGTGGAAGCGGCGGCTCGACCTCCAGAGGGAGGTACTTACCGGCTGCAAGATGTTTTTGACGTTTCTGGACATAGCCCTTGAGCAGGGATATGTGGACATCCGGCGGTGTGAGTATTGGACGGGGCTCACCACCGACGTTAAGAACCTGGCAGCGTCGTGGAGGAAGAAGGACGTCGAGAGGTGCAAGCAGCAGACCCAGGGCGTCCAGAACGGACAGCCCAGGGGGCAGCAGCCCTATCGGCGATGATTCGAGCCCAGGGGTGCGCTTTGTACGTGCATCCGCCCCGGTGTGCCTTGGCCGGTCCCCGAACTCGTCGAACGCGAACAACGTGCGCTACGTGAACACGGACGGGAGCCTGAACAACAACAACGCGTACAACGGCAACAGGGGCGTGCGCCCGGCTTCGGTGGAAACTGCGATTGAGTAGCCCGAAAGGGCGAAAACAGAAGCCTACCATCAAAGGAAAGCGTATCCCGCCCCCGCCTGACAGGGCAGGGGCAAACACATAGCGTTGACGCCTGGGGGCTCGCACAGTGGAGCTACCAGACTATCAGCAACGGAGGTCCCCATTATGAAACCTAATCAATCTTTTGAAGCCGTTTACGACTTCGCTAATCTGTATGCAGCGTATAGGGCCGCCCGCAAGGGGAAGCGATGGAAGAACACCGTCGCAAAGGTAGAGTCCAACGCGCTGGAGGCTGTTGCCTATCTGCAAAAGGAGCTCCGGGAAGGTACATACCGTCCCGGAGCTTACTACGAGTTTTTTGTCTATGAGCCCAAGAAACGGCGCATCCAGACGAACAGCATCAAGGATAAGATCGTGCAGCACGCCTTTTGCGACCAGGTCCTTTACCCGGTCCTCTCCAGACCCTTCATCCTGGACAACTACGGTTCACAGGTCAACAAGGGCACTCACTTCGGCCTTGACCGGCTCCGTGACTTCATGCGGGAGTATTACCGCCGTCACGGAAGCGCGGACGGCTGGGTGCTCAAGGCCGATGTCCACCACTACTTCGCCAGCATCCGGCACGACGTCCTCAAGCAGGATGTAGCCGAACACCTGACAGACCCGCGCTGTCTTGCGCTGTCCACCGCAATCATAGACAGCACACCGGGTAACGTGGGCATACCGATAGGAAACCAGAGCTCGCAGATCTATGCGCTGCTGTATCTCAACAAGTTAGACCACTTCGTCAAAGAGGTCCTGCGGATAAGGTATTACGGCCGGTACATGGACGACTTCTACCTCATCCACGAGGACAAGGCCGTGCTCAAGGATGCCTGGAGCCGCATCGAGAAACACCTTGCGGCCCGGGGCCTTGAGCTCAACGGCAAAACCAACATCTTCCCGCTGCGGAACGGCCTGGACTTCCTTGGGTTCCATACCTACCTTACCGACACAGGAAAGGTCATCAGGAAAGTCCGCCGCTCCAGCAGAGAGAGGATGAAGCGCAAGCTCCGAAAGTTTTCTGTCATGTATGCGGCCGGGGCCATCAGCAAAGAGGAGATCACCGCCAGCTACCAGAGCTGGAGGTCTCATGCCATGCACGGCCAGTGCCGGTCCTTGGTCCAGAAGTATGACAGGATCTTTGAACAAATCTTTACCCAAAGGAGTGATGAGCAAAATGCCAAAGAAGATCAGCACGTTGCCGGTGGGCTCCAAAGTCAGAGACACGAAGACCAAATACTACGGCGTCCCCATCGGGTTCGTGGTGGCGGATAAAAACCACGCCGGATACCCGAGCAACAGCACGACCCTTCTGTCTGAAAAGATCATCAAAATCTGCTGCTTCGATGCAACGGAGAGCGGCGGAAATTCCGACCGCCAGAACTGGGGCAATAACCGTATGGTTCTTGCGAACCTTCGACAGTGGCTCAATAAGAGCGGCACTGGATGGTACCAGGCCCAGCACAGCTATGACCGCCCGCCTTCCAACGCCTACGTCTGGAGCAACTACAATGAATACGACGGAGAGGCAGGATTTCTCACCGGCTTCGGCGCGGAGATGCTGGCCGCGCTGCTGCCCACCACCTTGACCGTCGCAAAGCCTACCGTTGACGGCGGTGGCTCCGAGACCTTCACGGACAAGGTATTCCTGCTGTCTATGGCCGAGGTGAACCTCGGTTCCGAGAACGGTATTTCCGAAGGCTCTAAGCTGGCTCTGTTCAGCGACAACAACAGCCGGAAGGCGTACCCCACGGCCCAGGCTGTCAGCAAAAGTGAGTACACCAGCAGTTCGTTGACCGCGTCGCAGCCGTGGTACTGGTGGCTCCGGTCCCCGTACTCGTCGTACGCGAGCATCGTGCGCTGCGTGAGCACGGACGGGAGCCTGAGCTACTACGGCGCGTGCAGCGGCAGCAGGGGCGTGCGCCCGGCTTTGAATCTGTCCTCTGACATCTTGGTATCTGATACCACGGACAGCGAAGGTTACTACACGATCGTCTGGAATAACGCGCCTACCACACCCCCGTCTATCACCGTGCCCACGACAATTCGCAGCGGCAAGGCGGTGGACATTACCTGGTCGGCGTCCGTTGACCCGGACGGCGACGGCGTGACCTACGAGCTGGAGCGGCAGTACAACGGCGGCGGATGGTCCAATATTTACAGTGGCGCCGCCGCGAAGTACACGGACAACGGAGTGACCGGCAGCATGAATAGTGTGGCGTACCGCGTGCGGGCCAAGGACAGCAAGGCGGCGTATAGCGCCTACACCACCAGCCCGACCCGTACCGTAACCCACAACGTAGACCCGACGATCAGCGGCACCGACCAGAACCTCGGGTCCATCACGTCCCCGCCGAGCTACCAGTACACCGTTGGCGACAACGACGAGGCTGACACCCTGACCGTCGTGGAGAGCCTGGACGGCGTCGAGGTCCGAACCATCGAGGAGGCTGTGCGCGGAACGCAGTACACCTTCACCCTCACGGCCGCGCAGTTCGCGTCCCTTACCGGACAGCACACCATGACCATCAAGGTTACGGACAGCGCTGGTAACAGCGTTACCAGAACGATTACCTTTACCCGTTCTGTCACCCGCATTGACTTTGACTGGAAGATCGACGACACCTCTGCTGCCGCCGAAAAAATCCTCGTCTCCATGCGGTACAACGCTCACGAGGACGGAGTGGTCCTCCAGGTATGCAACAACTTCAACGACGAGGAGCCGACCTGGGAGACTGCGACTGTGGGCCTCAAGCACATTTTCGCCAACGACAAGAAGACTGCCGAAAGCTGGGCTGTTGGCGTCCGCGTCACCATCGACAAGACCCTCGGGTGGGATTCCGTCGTGTGCTACTCGCTGTCTGCCAGCTACATCTAACAGGAAGGAGTGAGAAACAATGAAGACACTTGATGAAGCCCGGGCTTGTGCCAAACAGGAAAAGAGCCGGGACACCAAGGAGATTTGGGAGGCTATCATCGCCGCCCATCAGGCCCTTGTCGATCTGGGCAGCCCTGGCCTCCCGGAGCGCATCGTCTCCATCGCTGGGGCAAACCTTGTGCGCTCCGGTGCTGTCGAAAGCGGAGACTTCACGGATGAGCAGCTTTCCTCTATGGCGACCGCCGACGGCGTCCGCATCTGGAGCGCAGACATGGGCACGATCTTCAAGGATGAACCTATCGTAGGCCCGGACCAGGAGCTCTACATCTGCCAGAAGCAGCACCAGGCACAGGCCGGGTGGGAACCCGGCAGCGAAGGCGGACGCACCTTGTTCCGCCCCCTCCGCAAAGAGCCCGAGGAACCTGGCGTGTACCTTGACTTTGTCTGGGGAGAGCACGTCCCTTATGGAGCTGTCCGGCGCGACCCCATCGACAGCAAGCTCTACACGCCGATCAAGGAGGAAGGCGTTACCCTATATGAGCCCCATTATCCGCACCTGGTCCCCTCGGAGTACAAGCTCTACGAGGACGGCGGAGAGGACCCCGGACCTTCCCCTGGAGATGTCCCGGACTGGAACAAACTTGAGGACGGGCACGCCTTCAAGACCGGAGATCATTTCATCTGCGATGGCGTAGAGTACGAAGTCGCCCGGGATTTCAACAAGCAAGACAACTGGAAGCCCCCGGCGCTGTCTGGAGACTTTTACAACCCCGTCGAGGCATAAGGGGGGATACGATGACGATTAGTGTCTGGGGTGCTGTGGCCGCGTTCATCGCTGCTATGGGCATCCCGTCCGCTGTTATGGGCATCATTGTATGGCGCATGGAGAGACGCATCGACCGCCACGACAAAGCCATCGAGGAGAAAAACGAGGCCCAGAAGGAGCTTGTCCTAATTCTCATCAAGGGGACCCGGGCAAGCATCGCACTCGGGGAGGCTACGGCAAAAGCTGTCCAGAGAATCCCGGACGCTCACTGCAACGGCGATATGCACGCTGCTCTCGAGTATGCAACCGGCGTAAAGCACGAGCAGAAAGACTTCCTGGCCCGCCAGGGCGTCAATGCCTTGCTTGACGATTGAGGTGATGGCATGGAAAACTACCAGCCCAAGCGCCTCTCGCAGAATCGTAGACCCTGGGAGTTCAAGAAGAAGCTGGCTGCATGGGCGGCGGTGGCGATCACCGCCGCCGCTGTGGCCTCTTACGCCTTGGCCTATATGGACAAGCAGACCGCCAGCGACGTGACGATTGCGATTATTACCGCCTGCGGCAGCGTGATTGCTGCCTACATCGCCGCGTCCACTGGAGAGAAAGTGAGCAGGAACCGCCATGGCCTCGACGCCGACGGCCTGCCCTACCAGACCGCGAACACAGACGCCACAGTTGACACCTCGACCGTGGCGTCTTGTTCTGATACCACCACAACCGGAAAAGGATAACAAAAGGAGGATTTATCATGTACGACATCACCCCCATCATCGAGGCCGCTGGTCTCCTGTTCGCTACCGTCATCACCTGCGTCCTGGTGCCCTACATCAAGAGCAAGACCACGTCCGAGCAGCAGAAGGAAATCAATGCGTGGGTCAAGATCGCTGTCTCCGCTGCCGAGCAGATTTTCAATGGCGGCGGCCGTGGAGAGGAGAAGAAGGCTTACGTCATCGCCTGGCTCAAGGAGCGTGGCATCAAGGTCGATGAAGCGGAGCTCGACGCCCTGATCGAGGCGGCTGTCCATGAGCTGAACCAGGGCATCATCCCGATCGAAGGTGTCACCATCGAAACCACTACCGAAGTCGAAAGAGAGGAGCAGACGGACCATGAGTAACAGCAGCCTTGTCAGCTATACGCAGATCAGCCCCAATAAGAGCAGCCCCCGGAAGTATGCCATTACCCGGGTGACCATTCATTGTGTCGTGGGACAGGTGACCGTCCAGAGCCTCGGCGGCGTGTTCGCTCCGAGCTCCAGACAGGCCAGCAGCAACTACGGCATCGGCAAGGACGGCAAGGTTGGTATGTACGTCGAGGAGAAGGACCGTTCCTGGTGCAGCTCCAACGCCGACAACGATAATCGCGCCGTTACCATCGAGGTGGCGTCTGATACCTACGCCCCCTACAAGGTGACCGACGCGGCCTATTCCGCCCTTCTGGACCTGGTCACGGACATCTGCCGCCGGAACGGGAAGACCAAGATCCTCTGGTTCGGCGACAAGGACAAGACCCTGGCCTATCAACCCAAGTCCAACGAGATGGTGATGACCGTTCACCGCTGGTTCGCCAATAAGAGCTGCCCTGGTGATTACCTCTACGGCCTGCATGATGAGATCGCGGCGGAGGTCAATAAGCGCCTGTCTGGCGGAGGCTCCTCCACCGGCACGCCCAGCACCGGCGGCCAGACGACCGTAAACTACACTGTTCAGGTGACGGCATCCGACCTCAACATCCGCACCGGCCCCGGAACCAACTATGGCAGCAAGGGCTTCATCAAGCCTGGTGTCTACACCATCGTGGCCGAGGCCAGCGGCACCGGCGCCTCCAAGTGGGGCAAGCTCAAGAGCGGAGCTGGCTGGATTTCCCTGGACTATGTCGAGAAGGCGGGAAGCGCCGGAACGGCGTCCAGCTCCATCAAGGTGGGCAGCACCGTCACGATCAAGAGCGGCGCCGTGTATGGCGGCCTTACCACCTCCAGAGGCGCGAAGGTTCCGAGCTACATCTCGGGGACGTCCCGCCGCTACACCGTCAGTCAGATCGCCGAGCACAAGGGCGTCCAGGAGGCGCTTCTCAAGGAGATCACTTCCTGGGTTGCGCTGTCCTATCTGAATCTGGTATAATAACCACGGAAGGCCACGGGCCCTGCTTACTCCCTTCTGGGGCCCGTGGCATTACCATGGCATTACCGCATTTTGGAGCGAGGTAGACGAACTGGAAACGGGACGATACCGGAGACCAAAGAGACGAAAAAAGACTGTCGGAGACAGCAAAACAGCCCCCGACAGTCGAGTGGGAATAATGAACCAAAGCCCCCAAACCCCTGATTTTTCAAGGGTTTGGGGGCCTTTTTTGTTTGTCGTGGCATTACCGTGGCATTACGGCATCAAATCATCGAGTTTTTTGACCGCCTCCGGCACCGTGGAGGGGTATAGATGGCCGTATGTTCGGAGGGTGGTTTGGACGTCCTCATGGCCCAGGCGCTCGCTCACAAGTAGGACCGGGCAGCCCAGGTGGATGAGGAGCGAGGCGTGGGAGTGCCGGAGATCGTGGAGCCGGATGCGCTCCACCCCGGCGGCCTCCGCTGCCTTCAACATCTCCCGGCGGAAGTAATGCTTCGTGAATGGGAACAGCCGGTCATCTGGTCCGACGTCGTAGAGCGCTGCCATGTACTCCCGCAGCTCTGCCGCCAGCTTCGAGGGCACCGGAACCACCCGGCGGCTCTTTGGCGTCTTCGGCTCCGTGATGACCTCCTCGCCGTCGATGCTCTGGAAGGACTTCGAGACGGACAGCGTCCCGGCGTCCAGGTCCAGGTCCCTCGGCGTGAGGGCCAGCAGCTCGCCTATCCGCAGGCCGGTCCAGAACAGCACCGACAGCCCGGTCCGGGCCGGGAGCTTGCGGACCTTCTCATGGACGGCCGTGAACTGCTCGACGGTCCAGAAGTTCATCTCGTCCGCGTTTTTCTTCCCGACGCCACCGGCCAGGCGGGCCGGATTGACTTGGAGGCCGTAGTAGCGGACGGCGTAGTTGAAGATGGCGCTGATCTGATTGTTGATGGTCTTGATGTAGGTTGGGGCCAGACCTTCGGCCAGAAGGTCGGACTGCCACTTGCGGACGTGCGCCGGGGTAATCTCGTTGAGCGGCAGTTCCCGGAAGAACGGCAGGATCTTCGCATCCACCAGGTACCGCTTGTTCTTGAGGGTGTTCGCCTTGAGGCGGCCCTTCATGTCGTCGAAGTATATCTCGACCATGGACCCGAAGGCCATGTCGCAGCTCCGGGCCTTCGTGCGGAGAAATTCCTCCTCGAAGGCCTTTGCGTCCTTCTGGCGGAGGAAGCCCCGCTTCTTCTTGAGGCGGCGGCGCCCCTGCCAGTCCGTGTAGTAAAACGATGCGTACCAGGTGCCCCGTTCCTTGTCTTTGTAGGTGGGCATTTGGCTATTCCTCCCTCTCTGGAGGGCGGTCCCGATTGAAGACGTCCTCCGCCCATTGGTGGAAGACCTGATAACCGGGCAGCTCTGGCGAACCTTCTTCCGGTACATCCGGGAGGGTACATCCAGAGCCATATTTGGTCCTGTGTGCCGGGATTGTGGTTAGGCATAAAGGGGGCCGGTGGTTCTTCCTAACGTGGTCAATGTAAAATTTCGCATCCGACAGGGATAGGCACTTGCCGGAAACTTTGGAGCATAGCTCGCACGGCTCTACGCCAGCAGCCGGAACAAATCGGACTGTCCCGACATCGTAATCTCCCCACCGTTCCATTGGAACCTTCATCAACTCATCGAACGACAACGGCTTTCTTTGCTGGTATGTATCTTGCATTTCTTTGATTTTTACAGACAGCTCACTATCGCTCATTTCGTTCAGGTCCTTCCCGAGGATAGAACGCAGAATCTTTTTCATTTCCAGCAAAATGGTCACTCCCTTCTCAAGTATGTGTAAATCATGCCACACGCGGCCCAGGAGCGCCCAGGAGCGCGTTTCCGGGCTCTCTGAATATACCGGGACCCCTGGAGCCTAACGTGGCTCCGAGGGGCAAATATGGGCTTCTGCCCGCAAGTGCCCCGGAACGTCCTTCAATCTGACGCCCTCCGACGCCTGGTAGGCCAGTATCAGATCGGCGACACGGGAGCTGGCCTGCGGATCGCCAGCATCGACGGCCGCCTGGTAGTCTCTCTGGAGATCGGCCAGGTATGCAGCCCTCTCCCTGGCGCAGCGTGGGCACAGCCCGGAGACCAGGTCTGCACAGTTCATCAGGGAGCCGCAGCTCCGACAGGTCTTGTAGCCAAGCATCTCATTCGCTCCTCTCTCGCGCGCGCGTGCGCGTAGTCACCATGAACATAATAGTTTATATAATACGTTTATAAGAATACACGTTTATATTATGTGGTCAAAAATTAACCGGTAAATATTCCGGTCTATTTTTAACCGGTATTTTCTTCTTTCTGGTCAAAAATCAACCGGAAAGAAAACCGCTTAGATTTTGTGGCATTAAAACCACACAATTTCCACAGAGTTTTCCACATCCTATCTGGGTCGGAAGTCCACCCAGATCACCCGGCCCTCCCGGCGGAGGACCCGGCTGTCTCGTCGCCCCCTTTGACCTCGCTGGAGACTGGCGAGGTCATCTCCTGGAGGCGGCCGAGCAAGAGCAGCTGCTCACGCTCTGGTAGCTGCTCATAGAGCTCCAGCATCTCGCGCCCGTTCTCGGACATCCCGGGGGCGGGCGCTTTTTCTGTTTCCTGGCCGGTGAGCAGGTACTCCAGGGAGCAGCCCAGATATTCACAAATGGGGACTATATACTTCGCAGGTGGGTCAGTGTTTCTCAACTTCCAGTTGGAAGTGGTGCTGGTTCCGAGGCCAAGAGCCTGGCAAAGCCCGTAAGCTGTTAGGCCCCTCTTATCAAGTTCATCAAACATTCTCTCGCCTATTGTCATTAGACCACCTCCAAGTGGTATACAGAATACCCAAAAAGTTAGGTAAACTTTTTCTTCGTTTGTGTGCTAAAACGCTTGCAATTAGTCCCAAAGTGAAGTATAATATAATCAAGCCAAAGGAATAAGGTAAAACCCCAAAGCAAACGGCCCGAGGCACCGGGCCGGAGGATAAAACAGGAAGCGGCAGTGAAAGCCGGGTCGTAAGCGGGCATCGCCCGGGGCTCGATCGGCAGGCGGTAACGGCGGTACGAACGGCAACCTCCGGCCCACCAATCAGAAACCCAAACATCCCCGACAACTGAACACCGCCTGGGACGGCTCAAGAAGAAGCTGGGAGAGAGAGCCGCTAAGATGCTACCCGATCAAGCCAAGCATACCAGGTCGAAAGTAGAAATGGGCTGGAACCGTAAATTCGGGGGACCCAGATGAGCCGTGGAAGCCGGACGAGTACGCAGAGGATGAACGGAAGTTACCGCATAAGTGAGAGCGGGAGGGGATCGCCGGGTGCAACCGGCAGAAAGGAAAGCTAACCATGAACAATCACGAGATCAATGCCAAGCGCCGCTGGTCCTTCGACAGCGTCCGGGCGGCCTGCATCAGAAATCACCTCTACACCGGCGGCACCTGCGAGGAATACTCCGCTATGCTGGAGATGGTGGAAACCACGAACCCCACCTACGAAAACCTCTACACCGTCGCTTGCGACATCAAGGAGCACAGCGACGGCCAGACGATCACCAACGTCATGTTCATCCTGGAGCGCGAGGCCGTCACCACCACCTTCGAGATCGACGGCAGCGACGAGATTTGAGGAGGCGGTACCGTGAGAGACTGGAGAAGCCTCACCCAGGAGGAGCGCAGGGCGGAACGGGACAAGGTCCCTGGAGAGTACGCCAGGAAGCAGCGCATGAACGCCAACCTGGCCGCGACGCTGGACCTGCTCAAGGATGACCAGTTCGCCCAGGCGAAGGCTTGGAAGGTTGCCTGGGGCTGCTACCTCATCAACACCCCGGAGGAGATCGCCGCCCACTGCCGGGCGGCGGCCCACGGGAAGGACTGAACCCGCCGGTGCAACGGCGGCCAAATGCGAAAGGAGCTAACCATGAAATTCCTCGAAACCAGAACCGAGATCGCCAAGGCGATCAACTTCAAGCAGTACCCCACCATCCGCATCGACGTGAGCAAGACCGACGACTACGGGATCGTCGGAACCCACGTCCTCATCGACAACGGGACCTTCCGCACCGGTGAGCCCTACTTCGTCAGAGCCACCATCCGGGCCTTCCGCGACGAGGACTACTTGAAGTTCAAGAGCTACGGCTCCTGCCTGCACGCGGACTTCACCTACTTCGACATGGAGAAGATGCTCGACTACGCCAACGTCCCCGTCGTCAAGCCTGACCAGGAAATCCTGGTGTGCCTGGTGGACAGCGTGAAGCGCCTGGTCTACAAGCCGGTAGTGCTCAAGACTGGCGCTCGAGTGGACCCGCACTGTCAGACCCCCTTGACCCTGGAGAAGTTCATGGTCCCGGACATGGAGGTGGACACCTAATGCCGAGATACCCCAAGAACCACAAGGACGTCGAGTATTACGTCCGGGGCCGGAAGCGCCGGGTCTCCGGCTCCACGGTGGCAACCGAAAGGTTTCTCGTCATGGTCCACCAAGATCACCCGGATGCGACGATCTCGCAACTGCGTGAGATCATCACCGACAAGACCAAATACATCCTGTGCCCCGAAGGCCTGGCCGTCCTGGATGACCACATCAAGGCGGGCTACGGGGACCACATTCCGAACTGGAGGTAACTGACCATGGCAACCAACATCAAGGACAAGATCGCCAAGCTGCTGGCTCTGGCGGAGAGCCCCAACGAGAACGAGGCCCGGGCGGCCCTGCTCAAGGCCCGGGAGCTCATGGCGGAGCACAAGCTCCGCCCGGAGGAGATCAAGAAGGCCGAGAAGGCCAAGGTCATCCGGGATGTGCTGGACGTCACCTGCACGTCGATGACGAACCCCTGGGCCTGCTCGCTGTCTGCGGTCATCGCGGCGCACTACTGCTGCCGCGCCTACCGGACCCAGAAGTTCGCCGGGAGCCGTACCGTGAAGATCGGCCTGGTTGGCCTGGAGGAAGACTTCGAGATCGCCAAGCGCATCTTCCTGTACGCCTACGACTGCGTGATGTCCTACATCAAGCGGGAGATCAAGAAGGACCCGACCGACCCTCCCGGAACCTACCGCGAGAAGTGCAACGCCTACGGATGGGGCTTCGTTCAGGGCGTGAAGGCTGCCTTCGAGAAGCAGGATGAGGAGAACCGCGAGTGGGGCCTCGTCCTGGTAGTCCCGAAGGAAGTGGACGACAGCATGAAGGACATGGGCAAGGCCAGCACCTTCGGCCGCATCCACGACAACCACATCAGCTATCGGGCCAAGGGCTACAAGGACGGGACGGAGTTCGACCCCTCCACGAAGCTGGGCGGGCAAGCCGCACGGGAAGCCTTGGGGGCTGGAGCATGAGCAAGATGACCCTCTGGCTCAAAGGCAGAGACAGTTGGGACCGCCCGGTCTATATGGACGCGACCGGGCGGCTCCTGGTGGACGTAGACCCCAGGAAGAACCGGGAGCCGGACATCTGCACCAAGCAGGGGAACGACTTCGACGGCGAACCGTGTGACCCGGTTCGGGCGGACTTCATCTTCCTGCCGTATCGAGACACCTGGTATTAGTATAGCACAAAACAAGCCAAAAGCACAAGCCAAAGGAATAAGGAGTGATTACCATGAGGACTACCCGAGTAAAGCCCAAGACCGACTTCGGTATCGAAGTCCGGGTCTTCACGGCGCAGACCGGAATGACCGTGAAAGAGCTGGCGGAGCGGTCCGGTGTCAAATACACCACCCTGGTCGAGACCACGACCGGCCGGTGCGCCGGGCACCAGCTCATCCCCGCTGTCCGCAAGTTCATGCAGGACTACACGGAGCGCATGAGAATGGAGGCGTGAGTATGGCGAAGGTTAAGACTGCACGCGATCTGTTCTACCGCGTCGATGATGTGATGCGGCTGCTGGGCTACTCCCGCAGCAAGAGCTACAAGATCATCGCCCAGCTCAACCGGGAGCTGGAGGCCGCCGGGTTCTGCACCTGTGACGGCCGGGTGAGCCGCCGGTACTTCGACAAGCGCTACGGCCTGGAGGCCATGGCGTGAGGAGGGCATCATGGAGACGAAAGAACTGACCATCAAGATCAAGCCCGAGGAGAGGGCGAAGGCCAAGCGGAAGGCCTGGGAACTCAAGGTGTACGCGAGAATGTCTGTCCTGGCCCTGGCGGCCATGGCTACGGCGAGGCTGGTACTCCTGACCATCGACATCATCCAGCTCCGCTCCGGTACCGTCGGCGGAGAAATCTGCATCCCGGCCTATGCCGCGATCTTCATCTACACCGGCTGGAAGCTCAAGAGCTGGACGGCTGGAACCAGAAAGGGGAAACGAGAATGTACTACCACGAATGCGACCGCTGCGGGAGCCGCCTGGACCCGGGAGAGGTTTGCGACTGCGCCCGGCAAGAGAACCAAGCGCGGCGCGTGAGCATGGCCGACTGGAGCGCGGTCGGAGACTTTGAGAAGGCTGCGAAGCCTGGGGACCTGGTGGACGAGGAGATCGTCGAGGAGTTCGTCAACTGCCTCCCGCCGACCACGCTGCGCGGCGATCTGGTCCAGGCTGGTGAGCCCTATTCCCACCAGTACGACCCGGAGGCAGACCGATGGAGGGCTACCTACACCACCTTTGCGAAGGTGGATGGAGAGTGGACCTACTGCGGCAAGTGCTTCGTAGGCAAGACCAAGGAGCCCAAGGGGCTCCCCAAAGCGTAAAGAGCGGGTGCAACCGCTACCAGACGAAAGGAGATAACTGACTATGTACCGCTACTACATCACCCGTAAGACGCCGGAGGGCGTCATGGAGTACCCAGCCGCCACCGCGCCGAACGTCATCGAGAGCTACGGCCAGAATGGCTCGCAGTTCGAGGGCTTCACCGAGCGCTTCTGGGGGTACGTCGAGTTCGAGAAGGAGCTCCCCGGGAGCGACCTGGACGCCTACGGCCTGGTCCTCGGCCCGTCCCCCGAGTACCACCCCATCAACGAGAACATGGCCCGCCGGGCCAAGGAGATGATGAGCTTCAGCGAGTACGTCCCTGGGTCCGCGACCTGGGACTACCGCCTCCAGGTGGACAAGGCCTCCATGGTGGCCCAGCGTCAGAAGCAGCGCACGGACCCCATGTACCATGAGAAGATCGACGGCCTGCTGGCTTCCTATTCCCGCCGCCTGGCTGCCAACCTGAACGACGGGTACCGCATCGGTACGATGTGTCCATCGGTGCTGATCTCCGGCGGAAGCAACTTCCCGGTCCGCAAGAAGGAGCGCCAGAACGCGGCGTCTGATAAGAACATGGCGGAGTGGCAGGAGATCAACGGCATCATCGACCGCATCAAGTCCGTAGGAACGGGCGGCATCTCGTCCGATGACCCCCTGGCCCTGGATAAGCTCAAGCTCAAGCTGCGGAAGCTGGAGGAGCTCCAGGAGGAGATGAAGGCGGCCAACGCGGCTATCCGCATGAAGAACAAGGAGGCGGGCGACGCGAAGCTCGCCGAGCTCGGCTACACCGAGGAGGAGATCGTCAAGCTCCGGGCACCCGACTTCTGCGGCCGCATCGGCTACCCGGCCTATCAGCTCCAGAACAACAACGCGAACATCCGGCGAATCCGCCAGCGGATCGCCGAGCTGGAGAAGAAGAAGGAGAACCCGGCCGAGGGCTGGGAGTTTGAAGGCGGGAAGGTCGTCGTGAACCAGGGCGTCAACCGCCTCCAGATCATCTTCGATGACCGGCCGGATGCTGATCTGCGGTCGGAGCTCAAGGGCGAGGGCTTCCGGTGGGCGCCGTCGCAGGGAGCGTGGCAGCGCCAGCTTACCGACAACGCCATGCGGGCGGCTCGCCGTATCAAGGCGATTGCCCCGGCCGAGTGAGTTCCCCCTCTACCATCCCCATTATACCCAGAAAGGAGGAGGAACAGCGTGTCAACCACAACGAAAAAAAGGCCCCTCGAATTTCTTCGAGAGGCACGAATAGCGGCGGGATATGTCAGCCGCGGAACGGCGTCAACTGCGGTCCCGTTTTCGCCCGAGACCATTGGGCGGCATGAGCGCGGAGACATCGAGATGGAGCCGGAGGACGCCGTAACCTACGCAGAGTGCTACAAGCGGCCGGAGGTCCTGCTCCACTACTGCGCTACTTGCCCGGTAGGCAGGAAGCTCGGGAAGGAAGCTCGGGAGCTGGAGCTTCCTCACGCCACCTTGAGAATCCGACGCCTTATAGAGGACGGGCAGGAAGTGGCGGACCGTCTGGAGGAGATCGCCTTCGATGGCGTCATTGACGACAGTGAGCGCATCGAGTTCACAGACGCCCTCAAGTTCCTCCGGCAACTGGAGCAATCCATCATGGACATCGTACTCATAGGCCTGGAAAATGGGAAGGCCGCCCCCGGTGCAACGGGAAGCGGCCAAACGCGGAAATAACTAACCGCCATCATAGTACCATACTCCCGGCCGCCTGTCAAGCGAAAGGAGTTTTATCAATGGCATACGACATCGTTCAGCTCAACAAGTACCCGAAGGACAGGTACAACGTCCTGGTCCCTGTCACCACCATGCAGGCGGCGTCCAACCTCCAGCGGATCACCGTCTCCGAGGTCCTGCTCGACACCCGGCAGGACAGCAGCAACAAGGGGCCGAGCAAGGACATCTACTTCGAGAAGTCCAGCAACGCCTTTGCCATCACGAAGGTCGGCGGAATGAAGTTGGCCGCTGCGGCCAACATCTCCATCGTCGGCACCGAGCCCGGTCGAACCGAGGGGTGCCAGCGCTGCATCGAGATGGCCCGGGCGACCGGACAGCCCCGGGTGTGCGGGAACTGCCCGCACGTCCACGACGTAGCCGTCACCGTAACCATCCGCGTGCCGGAGCCCTCTGGGGGCTTCCGGCTGATGCAGGCCACCAAGGAGATCGACTGTACCCTGGAAGCGGCCAGCATGAAGGACGGAGCCAACGGGCAGCAGTTCCGCCGGTTCCTGCCTCACCGGACCGCGATGGCAGAGAGCAAGGCCTTCATGCGAGCCATCCGCGCCGCCCTGGGCCTGGCTGGTACCTATCCCCTGGAGGAGCTGAAAAAGCCCTTCGTCGTGGCCCGTATGGTCCCGAACCTGGACGCGCCGGAGATCAAGCAGGCCGTAGCCCAGAACTACTTGCAGTCCATGGGGATGCTGTTCGAGGCACCGGCGGCCGGACATCGCCAGATCGAGGCCCCCAAGGCCGTCGAGACCGTGGAGGCCTATGAGGATGAGGTCCAGGGCGCGGCGCCGTGGGAGGAGCCGCCGGAGGAGCCGGACACCTGGAGCTCGAAACCCGGCTACGGACCGGCCGACTACGATGACCGCACGCCCCCGCAGCGCCCCGCGATCGCGGCACCGGAGCCGATCATCTGCTCGCGCTGCCGCCAGGAGATCACCGGCGGCACGTCCCGGAAGGGTCGGGCGTGGACGCCGCAGGATGTGGCCGCGTACAGCCAGCGCACCTTCGGGCGCGTGCTCTGCCCCGCCTGCCAGGAGATTGAGAAGGGAGGCCGACGCTGATGAAGGCAGAAAAGTGGTACTGGTTCACCTTTGCAGACGGATACCAGGTCTGCGCCCGGGGTATGAGCTCCCAGGAGCGCCGGGTGGAGGAGAGTAAGCACGGAAAGCTGGTCTCGAAGAAGGCTGCGTAAGGAGGACTAACCAATGAAAATTTTGCATACCGGAGACATTCACCTCGGGGACCTGGCCGGTCCTACCAAGGACGGCCAGAACCTTCGCAGGGAAGACACCATCAGGTGTATGCGGGAGGTCTACTACCGGGCCTTCCTGGAGGAACCTGATGTGACCATCATCGCGGGAGACCTGTTCAACCGGTCCCGCGTCTGGGCGGACACCGCCCTGGAGGACGTCAACGACGCCCTGGAGCAGTTCATCATCCCGCTGTGCAAGTGCAGCGACGCCGTGGTGCTGTTGTTCGGCACCATGAACCACGACAACCCCAGGGCCTTCGAGCTCATCAAGAGAGCTACCCAGGACCTCAAGAACCTGCACATCTACACGGAGCCGAAGGTGGAGGAGATCACCACCAGCAGCGGGCCGGTCCAGATCGTAGCGGTCCCTGGCTTCGACAAGGCCCGCCTCCGTCTGTTCTGCCCCGGGGTGGACAAGGAGACAGAGAACCGGAACGCCACGGCGCTTATCAACGACATCATGCTGGGCCTGTCCACGGAGCTGGACAAGTCAAAGCCGTCCATCCTGGTGGCTCACTACACGGTCAGCGGGAGTGAGGCGGACAATGGTTCCACCTTCCTGGCAGGCCAGGACGTCGTAGTGCTTCCGGCCACCATCGACGCCATGGGCGTGAACCTTGCCTGCTTCGGACACATCCACAAGCCGCAGCGGCTTATGTGCCAGACACCGGCCTTTTACTGCGGTTCCGTCAATCAGCTTACCTTCAACGACGAGGGGACGGAGCACGGCTTTTACATCCACACTATCGACGGCCGGGTCTCCAGCGAGTTCGTAGGAACGCCGGAGCGGAAGCACTACACCCTGCGGTTGTCGCCGGAGGACGTCTCCTCCTTCATCACCGGCGGAGTGGCGCCGACGCCGGACGGGATCTCTGATGCCGTTGTTCGGGTCCGGTATTCCTGTACCGCCGAACAGGACAAGGCCTTCAACCGGGCAGAGCTCCAAAAGTACCTGATGCAGGCTGGAGCCTTCTACGTCGCCGAGGTTATGCCGGAGGACGTGGAGGAGCTGGACGCCAAGGACCAGCTCACGGAGCACGATGGACCGGCCGAGTGTCTGGCCCGCTGGCTGGAGACCAACGGCGTGGAGCCGGACAAGGCCGCCAGACTTGAGGAGTTGGCCGCGCCGATCATCAAGCAGGCGGACGACGGGCGCGGAGACAGCAAGCATACCGGAGCGTTTTTCCCGCGCTCCATCGAGGTCAGGAACTACCGCAGCTACACGGCGGCGACCTTCGACTTCGAGCCGGTTCACATGGCGATGGTCAACGGCCCGAACGGCGTAGGCAAGTCCAGCCTGTTCATGGACGCCCTGGCCGATTGTCTGTACGAGCAGACCCGCAAGGAGGACATCGGCGGATGGGTCCGGGACGGCACCAAGAGCGGCAGCATCACCTTCACCTTCGGCCTGGGTGGACAGGACTACCGGGTCATCCGTACCAGGACCAAGAGCGGACGCGGCACCCTGGCACTCCAGCGCTGGGACGCGGAGGGGCAGGCCTGGGCCGACGAGAGCGACACCACCATGAAGCTCACCCAGGCCCGCATCGAGCGGCTTCTCGGAATGGACTGCACGACCTTCTGTTCCATCGCACTCATCCGGCAGGACGCCTACGGGCTTTTCCTGGAGGCCGGGAGCGATCAGCGCATGGCCGTTCTGTCTGCCCTCCTGGGCCTGGACATCTACGGCCGGATGGAGGACCTGGCGAAGGCCGGGGCCACGGAACAGCGCCGGAAGCTGGCGGCCATCCGGGAGCGCAGCGCCATCCTCGACGAGACCATCCAGCAGAAGGCGGGCATCGAGAGCGAAGACGCCGAGCTTGCCGATCAGGTGGCCGACGTCGAGAAGTTCGTCAAGGACCTGGAGGCGGACCTCCGTGAGGCGGAGGCGGCCGAGGCCCTACGCAAGGAGATCGCCCGGCAGGCCGATGAGAAGAAGCGGCAGGCCCAGGAGTACCGCCTCCAGGCGGCCGACAAGGCCTCCGAATACCTGGACCTGGAGAAGCAGCACTCCGAGGCGGAGGCGGCCGCTGACGGCCTGGAGGACGCCGTGAAGGCTGCCGAACGGGTGAAGGCCGCCAGAGAGCTTATGCAGCGGTTTGCGCCGGATGTCGAAAGGGACAAGGACCTGGTGAAAGAGCGGTCCTGGACCACGAGTGACCTCCTGAACGCCGATCAGAAGGTGAAGCGGCTGGAGAGTGAGAAGGGCTGGAACGAGCTCGTTCTCTCCAAGAAGGGTGAGATTTCCAAGGCGAAGGTTGAGCTTGCGGAGATCGCCGCCATGAAGGAAAAGGTGCGGCAGAGGCTTTTCGACATGGAAAAGGCCACCGCTGCATACCAGCGGGCGAAGGCAGCCTGTGACGCATACCTCCAGGAGGCGAAGTCCGACATCCGGGTGCGCGAGGCTGAAATCAAGAGGGCGAGGGACGAGGCGTCCCGGCTGGATGACAGCGGATGCCCGGTGCCGGAGACTGCTACCTGTAAGTTCCTGGCCTCTGCCGTAGACTGCAAGCAGATGCTCCCCGGCATGATTGAGAGCCTGGAGGACGCCAAAAAGAAGCACCGCGAGCGCTACGACGAGCTCAAGGCTGCCGTCGATCAGGCCAAGGCGGCCATTGACGAAATCGGAGATCCCCTTGATGAACTGTCCGATCTGGAGCGCAGGGAGCAGGAGCTTCGATCTATCGCATCCAAGGAGGCGGAGGTAGCTGCTGCGGAGGCGTCTGTCGAGAAGATTGAGGCTTCCATCAAGGAGGCCAAGGAGGCAGCCGACAAGGCTGTCGCTCACATCGAGGAGATCGACGCGGAGCGAGAAAAGCTGACGCAGGCCGTGACTGCCTATCAGGAGGCGGAGGGCGACGTCGCTTCCTTCTCCGGTCTGGCCGATACGCTGGCAGAGTGCCAGGCGGGAGCGTCCAAGGCCGAAACCCTTTCCCCCCAGATCAGGAAGCTCAAGGAGGAGGTCGATGAGCTGCGCGGCAAGTCCGAGCAGGCACTTCGAGAGGCTGACGAGATCGCCGCCCGCGTGCCGGGAGGCGGGAACGTGGCAGACCGCATCCGCGCCAACATCGAGGCGCAGCGCCGGTCCCTCACCGACCTGGCAACCCGCCGGGGACAGCTCAAGGCAAAGCTGGAAGACATCGCGGAGGCGGAGACCAAGTCCTCGGAGCTCCGCCGGGAGGCGGAAGCCGTCGGCGTGGTCTTGAGCGACTACACAACCCTGGCCCAGGCGTTCGGCCTGGATGGCATCCAGTACATGATCGTGCGCGGCGTCGTTCCGGAGATCATGCACCGGAGCAACGAAATCCTGGCGGCGATGACCGGCGGCCGCATGGCCGTGGACATCCGAACCGAGCGAGAGCAGAAGTCCACCAAGCAGGTCATCAACAGCCTGGAGGTGTGGATTAACACCATCACTGGAGGGAACAGGCCCTACCTCTCCCACAGCGGAGGCGAGAAGGTCAAGATCGCGCTGGCCGTCACCCTGGGCCTGGCTGACGTGAAGGCCCGGAGGGCGGGGGTGCAGCTCGGGATGCTGTTCATCGACGAGCCCCCCTTCCTGGACGCCGACGGAACCGAGGCCTACGCCGACGCCCTGGCTGCCATGGCCTCCAGAAACCCCAACATGAGAATCCTTGCTATCTCGCACGACCCGACCATGAAGGCCCGGTTTGTGCAGAACATCGTGGTAACCGGCGGAGAGGACGGGAGCACGGTCACGATGGAATAACGCCGGACATCCAGCGCCGGAAGTCTAAACGAAGGGAGGGACTGCCGGTTGAACTACATCTTGGAGATAAATGCCTTTGAACGGCGGATGAAACGGCAGCCCCTCCCAACCACGGCGCAGCTCCTATGGTACAAGCTCATGGCCTTTGCAAATCGGCAACACTGGCCGGAGTGGTTCTCGATTGACAACGACCGGCTCGGCGGGCTTCTGAATAGCACCGCCGGAACGGCCAGAACTGCCAGAGACCAGCTTGTGAAAGAGGGATATATCATCTGCCAAAGAGGAGCAAAAGGAAGGCCGAACAGGTACAAGCTGGTGTCCATTGCCTTCCAGGAGTACCCGGACGCCGCCGGAAGCAGCGACGTATACCCGGCCAATGATAGGCCAGGCATCGAAGGCTACCTGGAGGACGACTACACCAGGTACTTCGGCTACACGGAGGCGATCGGGAGCGAGATCAAGAGCGTAACACAAGAGCTGCTTGATACGTTCCGGCCGGGAGAGAGAGCGACCCAGAGGGACGAACTCGAAGTGTTCCATAAGATAATAGACCGGGAGGGCACCGGGCCGGAGGGCACGGTCTTGACGGTATCGGAGGAGAAAAAGGCCCTCCTGGTCTATGCTTTTGAGCAGGCCAGCCTTGCAGGTGCGGTGAACTGGAGATACATAAACGGCATCTACCGGAACATGAGGATGCGGGACATCAAGAATGTGGACCAGGCCTGCGACTATGATCTTGACCGAGATTACCGGATGGGCCGGTAAAATCTTGCCCGCTGTGGCATTAAAACGAGAGGTGGTACCCATGAAAGAGAAACTGGTGGTGGCCGTGTGTCTGACCCTCTGCGCGGTCCTGTTTGCAAGCGTGACCATCGGAGGGCTTCGGCTCGGCGCCGAGGCGGATGAGGAATCCGCCCCTGGGGACCTGGTTCAGATCGAGATTGGGGAAGGCTCCGTTTTGCTTCCCACCCTGGATGACGGGGCATCGGACGAGCCGGAGGCCCCCTGGACATATCAGGAGATCGAGATGCTGGCGAAGACGGTATGGGCAGAGGCCAGGGGCGTCAAGAGCACAGCGCAGCAGGCGGCCGTCGTCTGGTGCGTCCTCAATCGGGTGGACGCCGGTGGATATGGAGAGACCATCGCGGAAGTTGTAAGCGCCCCTTACCAGTTCGCCTACGACCCGGCATCCCCGGTAACAGGAGAGTTCCTGATACTGGCCGAAGATGTCCTTCTGCGCTGGGGAGCCGAAAAGGCTGGCGAGGAAGATGTGGGCCGCACGCTGCCAGCCGATTACCTGTTCTTCGAGGGAGATGGAGTAGAGAACCACTTCCGCAAGGAGTACGAGAAGACCGGGGAAACGTGGGACTGGAGCTTGCCGGACCCCTACGAAGGAGGGTGACGATTGTGAGCGCGAGAGACAGGGCAAAGGTAGGAGAGGTCCTCTGGGTCGTGGAGGAGCACTTCTACACGCCGGTGGGTAGCTGCATTTCCGAGAAGGAATATTGCGTGTGCAGTTCGGAAGTGGTAAGACTTTTCCCCAAATGGGATGAAATGGCGCTGCATACCCGTGGTGCAGACGGTTATTTACACCTGCACTACTACAAGAACAAGGACATCGGCAGTTCAGGACACCGAGGGAAGCTGCCCTCTATGCCCTTGAGCTCACCAAGAAGAACGATCGGGTGTGGGCCGACATGATGGGCGAGAAGCCCATGCGGCGCACCTGGGAAAAGTATCTGGAGGAGGATGTGAATGTATAACTGCTACACCTGCAAAGCCAAGAGCGAGTGCAGCGCAGCCGCGCAGCCTGGCTCTATCATGTGCATGGTAAACCGGATGAGGTTTGGGGGGACCCACGCCGACGAGGAACCGACCCGACAGCCTGGTCGATTCTGCCAATACTGCGGGCATCCGCTGCGGGAGATCGGAACGGAGCGTTTCTGCAATAACGTGAACTGTCCCAATCGGTTCCAGAATGTGTAGGTGATCTGAATGAGCAGGTCATACCCGAGAGGCTGCACGATCTTCAACTGCGACCGAAGGCGCGGGAACGTCTGCTGCGCTGACTGCGGGTACCGGGAGACGAACTGTAAAAACCCGTGCCTCAATCATCCGAGCCGCTGCGGCCAGGTCCTTCCTATCGCGAAAACGGCGGCCAATAAGAAGCTACCCCAGGGGAAACGCCCCAATAAATAAACAGGAGGAAATCAACATGGAAGTCAAACTGAACGCGCTGCGCCGTGGCGACACCTTCGCCCTGGCCGGTATCAACTGGAAGGTGCTTAAGGAGCTTGAGCCCGCCCACTCTGGAGCCGTGCAGAACTATTTCTGCGAGGCTGCGGAAGACATCTTCCAGGCGCCCTTCGACGAGAACGGCAACAACAACTGGAATAACGCAAGCCTGCGGGAGCGGCTGAACGGTGACTTCCTGGACGCCCTGGAGAAGGAACGCCCCGGCATCCTGGAGTTCATCGTCCCCACCTACCGCGATCTGACCGCCGATGATGGCCTCAACGACTACGGGGCTTGCCTCGATAAGGTGACCATGCTGACGGCGGATGAATACCGGGAGACCAGGGACCTTCACCCTGCACCGGAACACTGGCGCTGGCTCATTACCCCCGACGGTACGCCCGCCAGCTCCGGCACCTCTTACGTGCGCTACGTGGACACGGACGGGAGCCTGTACAGCGACTACGCGTACTACGGCAGCGGGGGCGTGCGCCCGGCTTTGACCCTGAAATCTGACATCTTGGTATCTGTCGATGACCAGGAAGACCAGGCGGAGGAGCCGGAGGAGATAACCCCGGAGCAGCGCGAGATGGCACTCTATGAGAAGGCCGTTGCCAAGTGGGGCAAGAGAGCCCAGGCCCTCAAGGCGATTGAGGAGATGAGCGAGCTGTCCCAGGCCATCTTGAAGCTGGTGTTCTGCGAGGACTACGGTATCGGGGATGAGCAGGCCATCCGCGACAACATCTCCATGGAGCGGGCCGACGTTGAGATCATGCTCAACCAGCTCCACGTCATCTTCGGGGACAACAGCGAGATGGAGTGCAAGAGACTGGACAACCTGGAAAGCCTTCTGGAGGGATAAGCCTATGTTAATTTCCGCGCAGATCATCACCATCCTGTTCACCTTCTGCGGATTCTGCTACACGTTCGGAGGTAAGACGCAGATGGACCGCAGCAACGGGTCCAGGGTCACGGCGGCCGGTTTGATTGCCCTGGCGATCTTGGCCGCCTGGGGAGCATGAGCGCCAAGGAGGAGGTCTTCACCATCCCTGCCCGCCGGTGCAAACGGTGTGGAGGATTGCTCACGAGCTCCCAGGGGCTCCGGGACGGGTACGGCCCCTGCTGCCTCCGAAAGATGAGGCAGGAGGAGGCCGACCGGAAGATGATGGAGAACCAATGCAGTCTGTTCGACATAGTTCCGAAAGCGGAACAAAGGGAGGAAAACTGACCATGAACCTGCACAAAAGCAAAATCGAATGGTGTACCCACACCTGGAACCCGGTGACCGGCTGCCTGCATGGCTGCCCCTACTGTTACGCCCGGCGATTTATCGACCGGTTCAAGCCGCAGCCCTGTGAGCGGCCGGAGCCGGAGCCTATGGAGTATCTTCCCAAGGGGTCCGGCATCTACGTCAGTAACTCACCGTGCAACGCGGTGGACGACGTCCAGAATTATGCGAGGACCACGCCGTACCCGAAGGGATTCGCGCCCACCTTCCACACCTACACACTGGACTATCCGGCCAAGCGGGCTATCCCGTCCCGGGTGTTCGTCTCCAGCATGGGCGATCTGTTCGGGGAGTGGGTGCCGGACATCTGGCTTCAGGATGTCTTCGATGCCTGCGACAAGGCACCGCAGCACACCTACCTGTTCCTCACCAAGAACCCACAGCGGTATTGCGATCTGGCGAACGCCGGGAAGCTGCCGAAGCGGGATAACTTCTGGTACGGGACCAGCGTGACCGGGAAGGGCGCTCCCCTCTTTGCGACCAGCGTGGACTTCAATACCTTCTTGAGCATTGAACCGCTCATGGAGAACCTGGAGGCCGGTCTCGGGAGCTTCGGAGGCGTCCGCTGGGTCATCGTAGGGGCTATGACCGGGCCCGGTAGCAAGAAGCACCAGCCGAAGCGGGAGTGGGTAGAGAACATCGTGGAGGCCGCTGGCCTGACCCATGCTGCCGTCTTTATGAAGGACAGCCTGGCGCCGATCTGGGGCGACGATCTCATCAGAGACCACCCGGACGGCATGGTGTGGCCGGAGGTCAAGTAACGCCGCTTGGCAAAAGGAGGAAGACCTATTGAAGAAGCGAAACTGTCGGAAGACCGACATCGAGAGGGAGCAGCACGACCGCGCCATCCGGGTGCGGAAGATGACCGACGCGCAGCTCTGCGAGTACCTGGACGGCCTGGGTGCCACCCGGGCGGAACCGCAACCCTCCAAGGAGGAGATCATCACCGCCTTCCTTGAGGCCATCACCATCCGCCGGGATGACGGCCTCCGGGTGAGCGACGCCACTGTGCGGAAGCTCAAGGCCATGGCCCGCAGGGACGGCTTCCTGCCGCCTCTGCCGGAGCTCGATGACGATATGCTATGAGCCAGCACAAGAAGAAGATCACTGTGCGCGTCGCCAGCCAGACCGCGTATCACATCAGAGAGACGGCGGAACGCCTCGGTGTGAAGGAAGGCGAGGTCGTGGACATTCTGGTACAGGCGATGCAGAAAGGCGGAGGCATCACGGCCTCTGCGGGCCGAAGGCCCAGGAAAGACCATGTGGAGCGGCGATGATGCTGCGGAGCTGGAGCGGTACCGGAAGGACGAAGCGGCGGGCCTGCTGCTTCGGCTTCCGGCTCCGATCGGGTCAACGGTCTGGAGAGTTCGCCAGAACCCGGCCTGCCATTACGGGGTGCGGGAAGCGGAAAAGTTCTTGTTCGGCCGGGTGGTAACGCCCCGTCGCATCGTTGAGCCGGTACCGTTCTCCCTACTCCTGCTGGATGAATGGGGCCGGACGGTCTTCCTCACCAAGCATGAGACGGACAAAATGCTGGGAGAGGAGGAAGATACAGAATGACACCAAAGGAACAACTGGCCGCTGCCAGAAGGTTCACCGGGAAGAAGTCGAAGGCCCAGGGGGACTACTTCGAGGCCCTGATCGAGGCTGGATGCAACTTCTACCGAGACCGGAAGGTGGCGGACATCGAGAAGACGCCGGAGCCTATGCGGCCGATCAAAGACCTTGGGGGCGGGAAGTTCATCGCCCACTATACCAAGGCGGCCCAGGCGGACTTCAAAGGCTTCCTGTTTGGGGGCCAGACCGTCATGTTCGAGGCGAAGCACACGGACACCGGACGGATGGAGCAGGACCGGGTGACGCCGGATCAGGCCGATCGCCTGGAGCGTGCCGTTGAGTATGGAGCTCTGGCGTTCGTGCTCTGCTCGTTCGGATATGCGGGATTCTACCGGATTCCGTGGACCGTATGGCGGGACATGAAGGGGATTTTTGGACACAAGTACATCACGCCGGAGGAGGCAGCGAGGTTCGAGGTCCGCATCGGCGGGCCCGGGGTACTGCTATTCCTTGGCGAAGCGGACATGAAGTGACAGGAGGAAACGACATGGAAAAGATGACCAAGAAGGAAATCATCGAGTGGCTGAATGACCTTGCCGAGCGGGCCAGGACGGCCTACATCAAGAGCGGGGATGACCTGGCCCGGGAGGACAACGACTGCATCATGGCGGCCATCGACATCATCGGCCGCGCTGACGAGCAGAGCTGCGAGGCGGAGCAGGGCGAAACCTGCCGGACGCCTGCGAGCGCCTTCGACGGCGACGTTCGCCTGCTGGCGGAGTTTTGCGATCTGGTGAATCGGAAGCAGCAGAGCGTGAAGACTGCCCCGATCGCCACCCCGCTGATCTCCTGCATGGCCCCTGGCCTGCGCGGGGCCATCCCTATGGCTATGAAGGCGGCGGAGCAGGAAGCGGATCTTCTCAAGCGTGTCTATACCCGCCTCTCCCAGCTCATGGAGGGGACCAGATGAGCGCCCGCCGGGAGAAGCGTCTCCGCTCTTTGGAGCGCCGCGTGCAGAAACTTGAGGTCATGGCTTCGGCCGGGTTCCTGGAATCCAACCTGCGGGAGGAGCTGGCGAAGGTCAACAACCGGCCGGAGAACGCCTGGTGGTGTAGGACCCCGACCGACAATATCCCGCAGGACGCGGAGTATCAGCAGGTCCCGCACCGGACTGTCCGGCAGCGGATCAAGGATTTTTTCATGGGAGGTAATCAGGAATGAAACAGTACATCGGAACCAAGCTGATCGAGGCGGAGCCCGCCTACCGTTGCACTGATAATCAGATGCGCGTGGACATCATCGTGGACCCGGATGAGGCGGCTACCTACTACAAGTCCGAGGAGGGCTACCGTGTCCGGTACCCGGACGGCTACGAGAGCTGGAGCCCGAAGGCGGTCTTCGAGGAGGCGTATCGGCCTACCACAGGTATGAGCTTTGGCCTGGCGATCGAAGCCGCGAAGAAGGGGCACCGTATTTCGAGAGCTGGATGGAATGGGAAGGGGCAGTACGTCGAGATTGCCACCAGAATCAGCTATGTCGGGCCGGATGGCGAGATTGTCAACGCGGAGCATGACGCCATCGGAAACAGAGCTTTGGCCTTTGTTGGCACCTCCGGCGTCCAGATGGGGTGGCTTGCCTCTCAGGCGGATATGCTGGCGGACGACTGGACCATCGTTTCGTGAGCTGCTACGGCTGCGCCTGTGACCGGTGCGTCTACAATGCGGAGCTGGAATCCTGGTACTTTACCCCTGGCGAGGTCCAGGACGTCGGGGACATCTGCTACTGCTGCGACGAGTGCAAGCACTATGACGGGGACTACACAAAGAAAAGCCAGTGGCGCCCGGAGTGCGAGAAGCGGAAGCTGCCCTGCAAGTACATCGAGATGCAGCGAAGGACGGCGGAGCGGGCCGAGAAGGTAGCTGCTACCAGGAGAAAGAACTTCACGATCATCAAGGGCGGCCGGAGCTGACCGAAGGTAACAAAAAAAGAGCCGCCTCCCCCGAAGGGGTGACAGCCCGTGACTATTGCTATCATACCACGGAGGAGGCGACTTTTCAATGGGAAATCGGAAGGAACTTGAGGACATTATCAAACTGGCGGTGGAGGCTGGCCGCATCTCTGCGGAGCGGTCGGCCAAAGACGCCTACAAGGCCACGGAGCGCCGCCTCTATGCGCTCCCCATCCTTCGACGCAAGCTAGCCGATGACAAGGAGCGTCTGGAGGAGATCAGGCAGTACGGGCCGAGAGAGCGGAGCAAGAGCATTACCCGCTTCACGAAGTCTGGCGTGCGCCTGTCGCCCGAGGAAATCTTCGAGGCGGTTGTCATGGACATGGAGGCCACCATCGCGGCCGATCAGTATGAGATCGACACCATGGACAAGGCCTTGTCCGTCATCCAGGACGACGAATACTATCTGACCGTGACCGGGAGATACCTGGATGACCTCCCCGATGAGCGTGTCGCAGAGCTCATCCCTTGCGACACGAGCACCGTTTGGAGGAACCGGAAGCGCCTGGTGCAGCGCCTTGCGGTGTGGCTCTACGGGGCCGACGCCACGAAGTAGGCGGGGTGCAATTTACCGGTGCAAAAATCGTGCAATAGACGGGTGCAATTTACCTGTGTTATAATGCAACACAATGAGGTAATGCGTTCAGGGGGTTCCAGCTCCGCCCGTCCTTGTACCGATTGGAAGTAAATCCAAAAAAAGTTGCAAAAACTTTCGATTTTTTGTTGAAAGCTGTGACAAGGATTCCGAAAAGTGGTATAATATGAGTGGGAAATACTAACCAAAGGAGCGAACACCATGAAAAAGATTTGCCTTTTAGACCTCAACTACACCCTGGTAGGGAACCAGGCGGAGACCCGGATGCTCCGGCCCTTCTCCCGCCGCATGGAGGCGGAGGAGTACCGCCGCGATCTGATCGACGCCATCAAGGATGACTATGTCATCATCATCACGGCACGGCCGGACTACCAGATGCGGCAGACCATGGAGAACATCCGCCGGAAGACCGGCTGGCAGCCGCAGGAGTGGTACTTCAACGACATCAATGCGGAGCCCCCGGTCTTCAAAGAGAGCGCCCTTCGCCGCTTCATCTTCCCGAAGCACGGCCTCCAGATGGGGCCGGAGGGGACCTTCTACTACGCCGTGGAGAGCAACCCGAAGACCAGGACGATGTATAGCCGGTTCGGAATCAAGGGCCAGCCCTACGACGTCTTCATGCGTAGCGTGAGACCGGAGGCGGCCGTGGCGCCGCAGCCTACCTACTGCCAGGTCAGCCTATTCTAAACACAGCCCACCAGCGGGACGCGAAAGCGCCCCGCTTTTTTCATGCCAAAATTAAGAAAGGAGAGAGGTATTTGAGAACCCAGACCATCAAACTGGCCGACATCAAACCGGCCGAATACAACCCACGGGTGACCCTGACCGAGAAGGACCAGGAGTACAAGGCCCTGGCGGCCAGCATCGAGGATAACGGCCTGGTCCTTCCCCTGGTGCGGGACGGCGTCCTCATCAGCGGGCACCAGCGGCTCAACGTGCTGCTCGCATCTGGCGAGACGGAGACCGAGGCTGTCGTGGTGGACATGGACCCGGCCCAGGCAAAAGCCCTTTGCATCGCCATGAACAAGCTGGACGGCGAATGGGACAACGGCAGCCTTGCGGATCTCCTCCAGGAGCTCCAGGACGAAAGCGCCGACCTCCTGTGCACCGGCTTCACTCGCCAGGAGATCGACGAGCTGCTGGGAGACCTCGGGGGCGCTGGAGACGATGACGACCCGCCCACCACGGACAAGAAGAAGGACGACAAGGAGGGTATCAAGTGCATCGTCGGCGACTACACCTTCCGCCTGACAGAAGATGAGTTCGCAGACCTCATGGTTGACGTGCGTGAAGCGGTGGGCTTTACGCAGGAGCTCATCTGCGCGGAGCTGAAAAGGAGGCTTTTCGATGCAGTATAAGACCACCTTCAAGACCATACCCCTGGCCGACATCGTCGAGTGCCCTTACAATCCCCGGGTGGCAATCGAGCGGGACACGCCGGAGTATGACGCCCTACGCCGCAGCCTGGAGCAGCATGAGGTAGTGGAGCCCCTGGTGGTGAACATCCACAACATGAGGTGCGTGGGCGGAAATCAGCGCCTCGCGGTCATGCGGGACATGGGCATCACCGAGGCCCTGTGCTCCATCATAGACCAGCCTGATGAGGTCCAGGAGAAGAAGCTCTGTCTGGCCCTGAACAGGATAGACGGCCGGTGGGACACCGACAAGCTGGGCGATCTGCTGCGGGACGACGACGTCCTGGAGTGGGAGACCGGCTTCGACGAGGCGGAAGTCCGCCTGTACCGGCAGCTTGAGGACGCCCGGGAGCCGGATACCGACGACGACACCGAAGACCTGGACGACCTGGAAGATGAAGACCAGGAGGAACCCGAGGAGGAGGACGAGGAAGAAGACGCGCCCGAGGAGGGCACGATCAACACCACAGTCATCCGCATCGGCCACTACTCCTTCAAGGTCGAGTATTCCGCCTACAAGCGCCTGGTGGACACTATCATGGACGACGGCATCTTCTCCGGGCCGGACATCGAGGCGGAGATCAAGAGGAGGCTGCTGGAAAATGATTGAGCTGGTACCCATTGAATCCGTTCACGCCTCGGAGTACAACCCCCGGCGGAACGACGAAAAGCGCCTGGCCTTGACGGAGCTGTCCCTCCGAAAGCTGGGCTTCCTGCTGCCGATCTACGCGGACCGCAGCGGGGAAATCTTGAGCGGACACCAGAGGCACCTTGTCGCCTCCCGCATGGGCTTCACCCAGATTCCGGTCGAGTATGTCAGCGGGAAGGACCTGGGAGAGCGGAAGGCCGTGAACGTCCTGTTCAACCGGGCGACCAACGACCTCCAGAAGCAAGACACCTGCGACATCATCCGGCGCCGCCTCTATGAGATGGACGTGGAAAGCATGGTGGACGGCCTGCCGGACATCACGCCGGACACCGTAGAATCGTTCCCGTGCGTCTTCTGCCTACACCGACGGGACACCGTCCAGCTCGCCAAGGCTAACCACCGGAGCTTTGACACCCACACCCGGCAGCTCGCCAAGAGCCTGGAGCGCCGCATCGGTACGGCCATGCCCATCGTGATCGGCGCAAGCGAGAACGTCATCAACGGCATCGGCCGCCTCCAGGTGGCAGCGGAGGCAAAGCGGCCCGTTGTCCGGTGCGTGGTCGTCACCAAGGAGCAGGAAGCCTTTGCAACGGCCATGCTGAACCTGCTGTCCATGGACTTCGACATCGCCTCCTACGCGGACGATCTTCGGTACAACTCGTTCATGCGGGAGCGGAACACAAGAGAGACCGACGCCGAAGGAAACGCAGCCCTGGGAGACGGCTTCTTCAAGGGCGTGTTCCCGAAGAACCGTGGCCGGGACTTCTGCAAGCTGGAGGGCGCGGCCCTGGAGGCGTGGCGCCGTCACTATGGCTCCAGCGTCGTGGACTTCGGAGCGGGCAAGCTGAACAACACCCGCACGCTGCGGAAGGCCGGAATCCATGTGGCCGCCTTTGAGCCGTACTTCGTGACTGTGGGCGAGAACATCCACAAGGCAAAGAGCGTGGAGATCGCAGAGAAGTTCCTCGACGATGTGGAGGCCGGGACGCCCTTCACGTCCGTATTCATCTCCAGCGTGTTCAATAGCGTTCCGTTCATGGCAGACCGGAAGCAGATCGCGGTGATAGCCGCCGCCCTGTGTTCGCCTGGAGGCCGGACGGTCTGCTGGTGCCAGAGCAATAAGGCCCCGCAGTTCGTGAACACCAAGAAGAAGTTCCTGGCGGCCGAGAAGACCTTGACCTTCGACCTGGACTACGAGCCAAACACCATCCTGGGAGACATCGGGAACCACCCGAAGGCCCAGAAGGGACACACCGAGGAGGAGATGCGGGAAATCTTCGCCCCGTGCTTCCGCAAGGTTGACCGGCTGGAAATGATTCAAAAATTCTGGTACATGGAGGTGTCGGAGCCCATCGTGGACCCGGAGGCCCTGGGCGCTGCCCTGGACTTCGAGTTCGAGCTTCCATACCCGGACGGAACCCGCATGGGACTGTCCGAGCGGGCCCGCAAGGCCTTTGAGCATCGCCTCGGCATCTCCATCCCGAGAAAGGAGAGCACATGAGAGACAACACAAATCCTACCGGGGCATGGGAGTTCAACGGCGAGGTTGCTGCCTGTTTCGCAAATATGCTGGAGCGCAGCATCCCGGATTACCGATCTATGAGAGCCCTGGTCTATAACGCCGGAGAGCGGTTCGTGAAGCCCGACACCCTCATCGTTGATGTCGGGTGCTCCACCGGCCTGGCTGTGGAACCGTTCGTCACCAAGCACCGGGAAGAGAACGACTTCCTGCTGATCGACAACGCACCGGCCATGGCGCAGGCCTGCCGGGAGCGCTTCGGCTCCGAACCTGCTGTTACGGTGAAGGAGGGAAACCTCTGGGAGTTCCTTCCGTTTGAGGACCGGGCGAGCCTGGTTCTTTCTGTACTGTCCATGCAGTTCATGCCGACGGCATACCGGCGCTTTATGCTGCGCCAGATCTGCGAGAGCATCGTCGATGGCGGCGCTCTGATCTATGTTGAGAAGGTTGTGGCCGGGAGCATGGACGATCTGATGGTGGACCTCTACTACCAGATGAAGCGGGAGAACGGCTACACCGACGAGCAGATCATGGCGAAGCGCCGGAGCCTTGAGAACGTCCTCTCCCCTCTGGAGCCCGAGTGGAATGAAGCCATGCTCAAGGAGGCGGGCTTCCGGCGGGTACAAATGTTCTGGCGCTGCCTCAATTTCTGCGGGTGGATTGCCGTGAAATAACCCAGACGTAAGGAGAGGAGTGAAATGCCGAAACGCAGCGAAACGAAGCCGTGGGAGCGCCAGGACAAGGAGGGCGAGAAGCCTTTTGAGGCCTTCGTCATCTACCGGGATATGGGCGAGAAGCGCACACTTCAAGCCGTTGCGGACAAGTTGCGGAAAAGTTACACTCTCATACGCCGTTGGAAGGACACCTGGGCGTGGGAAGATCGCGTCCGGGCCTACGACAATAACTTGCAGAAGGAGGCCCATGCGGAGGCGGTCAAGAAGGCCCGCAAGATGGCGGACCGGCATATCGGCATAGCTCTGAAATTGCAGGCCAAGGCCATGGAGGCCCTGGAGAAGATGGACGCGGAGGACATAGACCCGAAGAACCTGGTCGCCTTCATCAGGGAGGCCACCAAGCTGGAGCGGGAGAACCGCCAGGACATTGTCCAGATGACCGACCCGGACCGTGGAGAGGAAGGCAGTTCCACGAGCCTTGCTGATGTCATTTCCGAGGCCTGGGAGAGGAGGCGGAAGCAGAATGAAAATGACAGCTGACGCCATCCTTTACTATGCCGACAATCCGGTGGACTTTGTGGAGGACGTCATCAGGGCCAAGCCGGACGCCAACCAGAGGGACATCCTGAACAGCGTGGCCCGGTACCCCATGACGTCCGTGAGAAGTGGACACGGTATAGGCAAGAGCGCGGTGGAGAGCTGGCTTGCGATCTGGTTCCTGACCACCCGGCCGTACCCGAAAATTCCCTGCACAGCTCCTACGCAGCACCAGCTATGGGACATCCTGTGGGCCGAGATTGCGAAGTGGTTGAGAAACAACCCGGCCCTGGCGAATGACCTGATCTGGACAAAAGAGAAGGTCTACATGAAAGGACACCCGGAGGAATGGTTTGCCGTAGGACGAACGGCCAGCAAGCCGGACGCCCTCCAGGGCTTCCATGCAGACCACGTCCTCTACATCATCGACGAGGCCTCCGGCGTCAAAGATGAGATATTTGAGCCTATCCTCGGTGCGCTGTCCACCGAGGGCTCCAAGCTGGTGATGTGCGGGAACCCCACCAAGATCACCGGCTTTTTCTATGACAGCCACCACAAGAACCGCGAGCAGTTCAACGCCATGCACATAGACGGGCGAAGCTCCAGCCGAGTTGACCAGGACTTCGTTGACACCATCATTGATATGTTCGGTGAGGACAGCGACGTCTTCCGCGTCCGTGTGGCTGGGGAGTTCCCGAGGGCCCTGCCTGACAGCTTCATACCGATGGAGTGGGCAGAGCGGGCCAGCGAGGCGAAGGCCCCGGAGATCGAGCAGGTGACCCGCGTGGACATCGGAATCGACGTTGCGCGGTACGGAGACGATAGCTCCGTGATCTCCCCTATCCTGGACCGTAGGGTGCAGGAGGAGCCGGAAGTCTACCACCACAACGACACCATGCAGCTCACCGGCATGGCCGTTATATGCGTCAAGAAGTACGCCAGAGCTCACCCATGGGCAGAAATCCATGTGAAGATCGACTGCGACGGCCTGGGCGTCGGCGTGTTCGACCGCCTCATGGAGCTCAAGGAGCAGATCATTGAGGAGATCGAGCGGGAGCGCAAAGGCCTCTACGGAGACGACGACGCGCCGCCCGCGATGTCCCTGGACATCGTCGAGTGCCACTTCGGAGGCGAAGGCGGAACCGTGAATGACGCCGACCCGGTGGAGTACCAGACAAGCACCGGCCTGATGTGGGGCACTGTGAGAGAAGCCCTGCGGACCCAGAGCTTGAAGCTGTGGCCTGATGACAAGCAGATTTCGCAGCTCTCCAACCGGCGGTACGTCGTGAACAGCGCTGGCAAGATCGAGCTGGAGAAGAAAGAGGCCATGAAAAAGCGCGGGCTATCCTCTCCAGATATGGGAGACGCCCTGGCCCTGGCCCTCTACGACCCGCTGGTGAGCGACTGGAGCATCAACTAAAGGAGGCAATATGAGTAAGCGAAAAACCTACCTCGCCTCCGCTGACGGATACCCAATGAAGTACATCCGGGCAAACACCGCAGCGGAGGCCCGGGCCGAATACAAGAGAAAGACCGGCTTGACGTCTGGAAATCCGACGCTCCGGCAGGTCCTTGGCCGAAGGCCCAGACCGAGGGCCAAAAGAGAGCAAGGGGGCGAATGACTATGGCTTTTTGGAATAGGAACCGTGTCGGCCCCGGTTCCCGCCCCTATGTGAACGGCGGCCCCATGGTGCCCAGATGGACCAACCCGCCGGAGAGGAACACCGAGGAATGGATTAGGACCTTCCGTACCAACCCGCGCCTCGCGGTTGTTGAGCGCATCGCCTCTGACCTGTCCTTTGCAGAAGGAAAACTGTTCCGTGTGGACGAAAACGGAGACGAGCAGGAGATCACGGCACACCCCTTCCTTGACTTCTGGGCGAACCCGAACCCACTTCACGAGATGAGCAGCGCGGCCTTGTGGAGGCTGCTGGAGATTTATCTCAAGCTCAAGGGCGAAGGGTACTTCATCATGGAGCGGGACGAGCTCGGGAGACCGGCGGAGCTTTGGCCTGTTCCAACCCATTGGGTGCAGATGACGCCGTACCAGGGCTTCCCGTACTACACGGTACGGCTCACCAACGGGCAGCTCATGGAGGTCCCTGTGGACGATATGTTCGTGATGAAGGACCTTGACCCATACGACCCATTCAAGCGAGGCCTGGGCCAGAGCGAGGCCCTGGCCGACGAGATCGAGACCGACGAGTATGCAGCGAAGTTCCAGAAACGTTTCTTCTTCAACGACGCCACGCCCAACCTCATCATCGGAATGCCAAAGAGCACCGACGAACAGAGAAAGCGATTCCGGGCTGAGTGGCTGGAGCGCTTCAAGGGCGTGTTTCAGAGCCACGGCGTCGCCACTGTAAACGGCGACGTCACGGTGAACAAGATCGGCGAGAGCATGAAGGACATGGACATGGTGAATGGCCGTACCTTCCTGCGGAACGCCGCCCTTGAGCACTACGGGGTGCCCCGGGAGATCATGGGTATTACGGAGAGTAGTAACCGTGCCACCAGTGAAGCGGCGCAGTTCATCTACGCCCAAAACGTCCTCATGCCCATCCTGCGGCGTCGTGAGGAGGCCATCAACCACCAGCTTATCCCGTGGTTCGGTGATGACCTTGTGTGGCACTTCGACGACATCGTGCCCAGAAACCAGGAGTTCGACAAGGCCGTTGGCCTGGACGGCTGGAACGCCGGTTTGCTTACCAAGGACGAGGCCCGCGAGAAGCTGGGGATGCCGCCCTGCAAGGTCGGCGGAGACGTCTACAAGACCCAGTTCTCCGATGTCTATGTCCACGAGGATGATGACCCGGCGGAGGTATCGACGGCAGCGGCCAACCTCCAGTACGCGGAGGGGGCTCCGCCTCTCGAAACCGGAGGCCAGCAGGAGATCGAGATTACCGACCAGGGAGAGCCACTTGATGACAGCGGCACGGTGGAGATCGGGGACGGCTCCGAAACCATCGAGCTGGAGGGTGTCAAGGCGGCAGACCGGAAGGCGTCTCGCCTCCAGCAGGCCCAAAGGAAGCTCCTTGAGGCGGAGCGCGAGCAGGCGCGGCGTTTTGAGCTTGCCACGATGAAATACTTCCGGGAGCAGAACAACCGCCTGGAGGCCGCCCTCGGTGGCACACAGAAGGCCGATGCCTCTGTCTGGGACGCCCTGTTCGCCGCGATGCCTGACTATGGCGTCGTGGACGGCGCGTGGGTCCGCCTGGATGAGGCAGAGCGTGAGCGCCTGGTATCGCAGTTTGTTGCCGGTCTCATTGACTGGCCTGGAGAGGAGGCCGCCCTCAACGCCATCTTCGAGCCCCTTTGGAAAGAGAGCTACGACAAGGGCGCAGAGCTGGCAGCCAAGCTCCACAACATCACGGCCGTTCAGCGGCCGGAGCTGGTCAGCACCGCGAAGCTCCGGGGAGGCTCCCGGGTGCGGGGCATTACCCAGACCACCAAAGACACCATCGGCCGCATCGTCTCCAATGCCCTGGAGCACGGTGACAGCCGAGAGACCATAGCCAAGCAAATCCAGCAGGAAATGCAGACATCGGCCTCCAGGGCCCGGACCATCGCGGCCCAGGAGTGCAACACCAGCTTGCTCACCGGCAACTTCGACATGATGAAGAAGGCAGGGGCGGGCACGAAGACCTGGCACGTCACCAATCCGTCCGTGGCCCGGCCATCTCACAAGAGGCTGAACGGCGTCACGGTTCCCATTGACGGCAAGTTCTCGAACGGCTGCCGGTTCCCGTGTGACCCGGATTGCAGCGACGCTTCCGAGGTTGTCAACTGCCACTGCTTCCTCACCTATGACAACTATTGAGGAGGCCAACATGGAATTTACACCCGAACAGGCCAAGAGCGCAGCGGCCGCCGCAGGCATCGACCTTGAGGCGGAACGGTACGATCTGGAGGCCCTGACCGCCGGGATGAGCGCCGAGCTGGAACATGGCTCCGCGAGCCCGGACACCAACATCACCAATGACGACCCCATTCTGACGGCGAAACTTGCGGCCGCGCACCTCCGCAAGTCGCCGTTTTATTATGCCCCCAAGCGGGGGCTCAAGGCATGGGAGGCTTCGCTCGGGAAGGGGGTGAAAGCCAAGAGCATGAAAACCGAGTACAAGACCCTCACGTTCAGAGCGGAGGAGTACGAGGAGGAAACCGGTATTTTCAGCGGCTACGCCGCCGTGTATGGCAACATCGACAGCGGCGGCGATGTGATAGAGCCCGGAGCCTTCACGAAGACAATCGCCGAAGGCTGGGAGCGGGTCAAAATCCTGGCCCTGCACAACGACTGCTGGCTTCCCATCGGCCGCCCTCTGGAACTCCGGGAAGACAGCAACGGCCTTTTCATCAAGGCCAAGGTCAGCGACACTTCGATGGGGCGCGACATCAAGGTGCTGCTGAAAGACGGCGTACTCAACGAACTGTCCATCGGTTACGACCCTGTTGTGTTTGACTACGACGAGAGCGGCATCCGCCATCTGCGCGAAGTCAAGCTGTGGGAAGTCTCCGTCGTTACCTGGGCTATGAACCAGGAGGCGGTCATCACCGATTACAAGCAGCTCGGAGAGGATGCAGACCGGGCCACCAAGCTGGTGGCCGACGTTGCGGCCGACATTAAAGCCGGTCGCAAGATCAGCGGGGCGCGTTTGAAGGCCCTCCAGGACGCCCAGGCGTCCATGAAGGCGGCCGTCAAGGCCCTGGACGGTATCATTGCGGAAGTCCAGGACAACGACAGCCAGAAGGCCCGCAGAGCGCCCCAGAGAGCCAGCAAGAGCGCCAGCACTGGCACCACCATTGAAATCATTCTTTAACACAAGGAGGAAACGCACTATGAAGACCAACCCCAACCGCAAGTCCATGAAGATGGAGGCCGACGAGCTCACCGAGAAGATCAAGGCCTGTGTCAAGGAAGCTCTGGAGGAGCAGGCCGAGGCCAAGGCAGACGGCGACCCCGCCGAGGAGGAGCCCGCTGCCGAGGTCAACACCGGCGACATCTCCGCCCTGATCGAGCAGGCTATGGACGTCGTGGCCGAGAAGCGCAAGTCCCGCAAGGAGGCTGGCGAGGAGGTCGGCGACGTGACCGCCGATGATGTCCTGGAGGCTGTCGGCGAGATCATGGAGGCCACCGCCTCCAAGGCTGACGAGGGCGACCCCGAGGAGAAGGAAGACGACGAGGTTGTTGAGGGCAAGTCCTTCGCACACCCCGCCCGCCAGACCAAGGCAAAGGCGGCCAAGACCGGCCGCGCCCCTGCCCAGCGCAAGTACGCTGGCATTTACATGGCCGCCCCCAATTCCGCGAAGAAGACCGAGAAGAAGTCCATCCCTGCTGCCATCCAGCTGGCCCGCGCCATCAAGTGCCTGGACATCTTCGGCAAGCACGACCCCGAGGCTGCTGCCTTCTACGCCCAGCGCAAGTACGACGACGGCGACATGGCCCGCGAGTTCAAGGCTCTGTCTGCTACCAATCCCGCTGCTGGCGGCTATCTCATCCCCGAGATTTACATGGACCAGATCATCGAGCTCCTGTACTCCAAGACCGTCATCTTCGAGCTGGGCGCCCAGAAGGTCCCCATGGCCAATGGTAACCTGAACATCCCCAAGATGACCGGCGGCGCCCGCGCTACCTGGGGCGGTGAGCAGCGCAAGATTTCCAAGAGCCAGCCCACCTTCGGCAACATCAAGCTGTCCGCAAAGCGCCTGGAGGCCATCGTTCCCCAGACCCGCGAGCTGCTGATGAGCACCAACTACTCCGCCGATCAGCTCTTCGCCAACGACCTGACCCGCCGCATGGAGCTGGGCCTCGACTTCGGTGCTCTGTTCGGCAAGGGCGGTGAGTTCCAGCCTATGGGCGTCTTCACCGACAAGGAGATCGAGCACATCGACGCCAAGACCATCGGTAACACCGACCTGGCCGACACCAACGGCAAGGTGACTGCCGACTTCCCTGTCTACGTCCGCTCCATCGTCCTGGCCAAGAACGTGGACGACATCAAGCTGGGCTGGACCTTCAACAGCGTCCTTGAGGGCTTCTTTATGAACCTCAAGACCACCACCGGCGAGTACATCTACCGCGACGAGATGAACGCCGGTAAGCTGCTGGGCTTCCCCTACAAGGTATCCAACCAGATCGCTACCGACAACAACGGCCTCACCGAGCTGTGCTTCGGCAACTGGGCCGATATGCTGGTCGGCGAGCAGATGGGCCTTGAGACTTACACCACCCTGGACGGCTCCTGGGTGGACGAGGACGGCGTCCAGCACAACGCCTTCGAGGAGAACCTGGCTGCCACCCGTGCCCTGATGTATGTGGACATCGCCTCCCGCCACAAGGAGAGCTTCGTCCACGTGAAGAACATCAAGGCGTTTTAATCCGCTGGAGGGGCTGCAAGGCCCCTCCCATTACTCACATTACCGACAAGGAGGAAATACACTATGAAGCGTGCTCTTATTCAGAACGTGAAGGTTATGCCCTATACCCTGGAGACTGCCATTGACCGCGAGGGCTATCTCTCCGCCATTCTGGCTGCCTCTGTGACCGAAGGCACCACCGCCAAGGTCTCTGTTACTCATTGCGACACCGAGAGCGGCAGTTACGAGGCCGTCCCTGACGACTTCATCGTGGTTGGCAAGGACGAGGCCAGCTTCACCGCCACCGCGCTGGTGAACTTCGACATTGACCTGGTCGGCTGCAAGCGCTACATCAAGATCAACGTCACTGGCCCCACCGCCGCCACCTATGCCGTTGCCCTGGGCGACCCCGTTGAGGCCCCCGTTTAATTTCAGGAAGGAGTGCTCAAGATGGCCCGAATCTATAACCAGAAGGCCGTGAAGCCTTCCCAGAACAAGAAGACCAGCCCCTCCGAGAAGAAGGACGCGGGCACTAAGAAGGGTGAGGAGAAGAAGGAGGGCGAGGGGGAGTAACCCCTTGCCCTCTGTTTGAGAGGGGGATGCAGCATGGAAAATGAACCCACCGTAACCCTGGCCCCCAACGCCATGACCACCCTTGAGGACACCATGGAGCGCCTTGGAATCCCGCCGGAGGCGGCAGATACCGCCGTGAAGAACAACATCATCCGGCTCATCAACACCGCATCCGCCTGGGTCGAGACGATCACCGGCCGGAAGTTCGGGAGACAGACCTACACCCAAAGGTACGCCGCCCCCGGGCATCAGGAGCTTGTGCTCCAGCAGTACCCCATCAGGTCCGTGGAATACGTCAAGGACACCATGGACGGCGTAGACATCAACCCGGATTCCTACGACTTTTCCATGGAAGGAGACGTCGGGGTTCTGTACCGGGACCTCGGGTGGGTGTTCCGTGGGTACATCGCTGGCCTTGCGAACGACTATGTGGCGCCGAGGCGGTACCTGGAGGTTAAGTACACCGCTGGGTACATCCTCCCGAAGGACGCCACAGAGGAGGAGCCCTCGGACCTTCCTGCGGACATCGTGGGCATCGTCTGGGGAATTGCAGAACAGGAGTTCTCCATCCTCCGAAACGGAGCCCAGGGCCTTGCTGCCTTCTCTATCTCGGACGTGAGCTGGACCTTCGATAAGGAGCCCCGTAGCTCCTGGATGGAGACCCTTGCCCGCTACATGAGGTGGTAGGCGTGAGGACCACGGACGGCGTAACGCCGGAGATCGAGAGAATCAGGAGGGAGCTGGAGCACCTAAACCGGATTCGTATCAAGGTTGGAATCCAGGGAGATGCAGACAGCGAGATACTGACAATCGCCCGCGTCCACGAGTATGGAGCGGTCATCACGGCAAAGACCACCAAAAACCTCGCTATCCCAATCCACAGAGAAAGCTATGACAAAAGCCCCAGGGACTTCCCGGGGCTTTTCTTCATCCGGTCGGAGGCTGGATACCTTTTCGGCGTTGTGGAGAAGGGACGCCGCCGGAAGGGCAGCGAAGGGGACAACCTCAAGTTCCTGTTCCTACTGCTGCCCTCTGTCACCATACCGGAGCGTTCCTTCATCCGCGCCGGTTATGATTCAAACAAGAACCGGCTTGCGGAGGTTGTCAAAGATCAGGTGTCGGAGATCATCTTCAATCGAAAGACCGCCACCCAGGCGGCCGAGTACATTGGAGGCAAGGCGGTGGACTTCATCCGGGAGTTCATCAACGACGCCAGCAACTTCGAGCCGAAGGGAAATATCCAGAAAGAGAGGCACCCGTCTTGGGCGAACAGTCCGCTTATCGTGACGGGCCGCCTCCGAAATTCAATCACATGGAAAATCGAGGAGGGATAGCGTGGGAAACCTGTTCAAAATGGCACAGCCGCAGATACCGGGCGGTCTCCTGCACACGATGTATGAGCTCCAGTCCGGTGGAAAGTACGACCAGGACCAGGGCGGACAGTGGGTGCCTACTCCTGACCAGAGGACCGCCTTCCAGGGCGTAGTCCTCCCGGTCAGCGATGTGGACCTGCGCCGGGAGATCACCGGAACCGTCACAGACAGGTCCGAGAAAATCTACACCAACGGCCACGCCCTAAAGGTTGGCGCGGAGGTGTACGACCCCGATTCTGACACGACCTACACCGTTACCCAGGAGCTCGGGCACAATAGCCTTCACCCCTTGAAGCGGTACCTGGTGGAAGCGAGAGGAGGCGCAGCGGCAAAATGACCTTCACAGAGAAGCGTAACAAGCTGATCGCCGCCCTTCACGCCGCCGTAGGGCGGCCTGTTGTTCTCGCGTCGCAGGTTCAACCGGAGGCAGAAGTCCCGTTCATCATCTACACGGTCACGACCGACTACATGGCGGACGGAAGCCTCGGGCACTACCTCCAGGGAGACGGTGAAACGGAAGACAGCCTGGTTGTGGTCCGGGCAGAGCAGCCGACCGCGACCTTTTCATTTACTGCTTGCAGCATCGACAGAACCACGGAGAGCGGCACCGTCTTTGGAGCAGACGAAGCCCTGGACCTTGCAAATAGGGCCCAGGGCTTTTTCCTTCATACCGGCCGTGACGCGATGGAGGCGGCTGGCTTTGTGGCCCTTGATGTCTCCAACGCCACCAACCGGGACGCCCTGGAGCTCAATGAGATGGGCCGCCGGTACGGCTTCGATGTCCGCCTCCGCTATGTGCGCGAGGACGTTCTTGAGGTCGGTACTGTCGAGAAGCCGAACATCATCCAGAAAAAGGAGTGAAAACCATGCCGAAAGACGTTATCGTCGTCGTTGACATCGACGCGAAGCCTGCTGGTACTGAAAGCCTTGACATCCTCCTGGTCTCCACGGAAGGGGCGAAGGACGTCGCCACCTACCGCGATCTTGAGGTTATCAAGACCGACTTTACCGGCAAGAAGGTTGCGGATATGGCCGCAGCCTTGTTTGACCAGGGGAAGACCACCCTGGCCGACACCCTCATCCGTAAGGTTAAGATCGTAGGCCTTGAGGCCCCCAGCGGCTCCGAGGAGCCGGAGAAGGCGGCAGCGCTTGTCTCTGCCATTGAGGAGTTCCGCCAGACGGACGATGACTGGTACATCATTCTGACTGACCAGAGCGGAGATGAGTATGTGAAAGCGCTGGCAGCCTGGGCGGAGGCCACGGAGCCCACGGAAGCGGAGCTGGGCGCTGGAGAGGAAGATCACCGCAAGTTCTACTTCGGCCAGACCAACAACAAAGAGTTGGCGATCACCAACCGCCGCGCCGCGATCATCTATACCGACAAGCCCACCGAGTACGCAGACGCCGCCTATCTGGGCAACGTCGGCCCGTTCTACCCCCGGTCCGTCACCTGGAAGTTTAAGCGCCCCCAGGGCCTCACGGTCCCTGATCTGACCCAGGCCGAGAGAGACGCCCTGGAGGAGGCGAACGTCAACTTCCTCACCGTGGAGTACAAGCACGAGTACGTGAAGAACGGCGTCTGCACCGACGGCGAGTTCATCGACGTCCAGATGGGCGCCGACTACATCGCCAAGACCATGCGTGAAAACCTGTATGCGATCTTCCTGGAGAACCCCAAGATCGGCTACACCGACGAGGGCTTCGCCATGGTCGGAGCCGGTGTCTATCAGGCCCTCAACAAGGCTGTGGACAACGAGATCATCGCGCTGGACCCGGAAAGCAACAAGGGCGTCTACACCGTCGTTATCCCGAAGCGCTCTGCTGCTACCGACGAGCAGGCCCGCGCCCGCCAGATGCCGGACATCACCTGGGAGGCGCAGCTCGAAGGCGCTGTCCACAGCGTGAAGGTCAAGGGCGTCCTCCGGGCCACCTTGAGCGCGTAAGAAAGGAGCATAGCAAATGGGCAAAGTATCTGTTACCACCTATGACCCCAAGAAGGTCAACGTCATCGTCGGCGGCCGAGTAATCACCGGCTTCGCTTCTGATGGCGTCGTAACCCTGGCGAAGTCCGAGGACAGTGTCACCCCCTCCGTGGGCGCGAAGGGCGATGTCACCTACTCCGAGAACGCCAACGAGAGCGGCACCGTGTCCCTCACTCTCATGTCCACCTCCTCCAGTCTTTCCTATCTGCGCGACCTGGAGGCCAAGCGCCGCGCCGTCAACGTCTCCATCACGGACGCCAACGACGACACCGCCTTCACCATGAACGAGGACAACTGCCGCATCACCAAGATGCCTGACGTCGCCCGCCAGAAGGAGCAGGCGACCGTCACCGTCACCATCTTTGTCCCGTCCATGACCATCCGGTAATGGGCGGGGCTTCACACTGGCCGAACCGGCCGAAATCTTTAACCGAAAGGGGCTACCGAAAGTATATGGCAAAGCAGAAGAAAGTTACCGTGAACGGCCAGGAGTTCACCCTCCAGAGCGTTTCTCCTACCTGGTATTTTGGCGTCAATGACGAGTGCGGCATGACCGGCGGAAAGAAGGACACCAGCAAGTATCTGGACACCATGTTCAAGAACTGCGTCGTCTCCCCTGCGGAGGTCCGCAACGACGGTATGGCGTACTTTGATGAGAAGGAGGACGTCAAGACCCCCGAGAAGCTGATTAAGGCTATCGAGCAGTTTCTTCGAGAGTGAGCTCGACCGAGTAGCGGCGGACCGCAGGGCCCGCCGCAATAAGACCTTCTGGCTCATGGTATTCAGCGGCCAGGGCTTGAGCTATTCAGACATGAAGGGCATGGACCTGGCGGAATATCAAGAGGCGGTTACCGCCCGGATTCTTTACAACGAAACATGGAGCAAAGAGGGGCGGCCGCAGTAATGCGACCGCCCCATTTTTCCACAGAAAGGAGGTGAGGGCATGGCAGACAGTAGAGAGCTCACCTTTGGAATGGACTTCGACCTGGACGAGACGATACAGCAGCTCGGAGACATCCTCGGAAGCCTGGAGCGAATCCGGGACAGTGCAGAGGACGCCGAGCAGCAGGGCCGAGACATGGGACGGCAGATTGAAGCCGGAACATCTGCGGCGGCCGCTGGTGCCAGAGATGCAGCGGGGGCCCTGGGAGACCTCGGGGACGAGGCGGACGACGTCGGTACTGACTTCCGGGCCATGGGCCGTGAGGCGGATGGCTTCGGCTCTGCGATCATCAAGTCGATGGGAACAGCCGCCAAGGAGACCAACAGCGTTTCTAAGACCATCAAGGCGGGCTTCGACGGGGCCATAGGTCAGGTTGAGAAGAAGGTTGGGACCTTTACGAAGAAGGTCAAGGACATCGGAACAGCCTTCACGCACCCGATCAGCACCATTAAGGGAAAGTTCCTACGGGCGGTCGAGGATGCAGCGGACGGCCTGGAGGACGTCGGGGACGAAGCGGACGATGCCAGGAAGGACCTGGACGATATGGGAGACGAAGGCGATAGCGCCGGTTCCCAGATCAAAGATGCCATCAAGGGGGCGCTCACAGCCTTCATCGGCTTCGAGGCCATCCAGGCAGGAATTGATATGCTCAAGGAGCTGGGAGCCGCTGCCGTAGAGGCGGCGGGCCTGGCGGAGAATACCGGCAGGAAGTTCGAGGCCTCCTTTGCTGGAACCGATGCAGCAGAATGGGCAGAGAACTACGCCGACGCCATCCACCGCAGCGACCAGGAGGTCCAGAGCTTCATGGTCTCCAACAAGGCCATGTACGGCGAACTTGGTATCACTGGCGAAGCCGCAACGGAGCTCTCTAAAATCTCCACATCCCTCGCATACGACCTTGGCAATGCCTTTGCCATGGACGATACCGAGGCTCTGGGCGTTATTCAGGACTACATCAGCGGCAACAACGCTGCCCTGGAGGAGTATGGTGTCCACATCGACGAAGTGGCGCTGAAAAACTCCGCCAT